ATCGCACAAGACACCATCCATATCCAAATAAATCTTTTTCATTACCTAACCTTAAATAATCTTCTTCAATAACAGTTTGTATTTTACTACATCACTTGGTAGAAATGAGGCATACTTGATAATCTTTTTTCGGTAGTCTGGTCAACGAATCGTATCAGTAATCTTTTTATCCCACATAGGAATAAAACCAAGTATCTTGGCAAGTATGCATAGAGTTTCAATTTCGACTTCTCTGCGTAATGCCTTTGTCAATAATACCGGGTAATCACCTTCTGTTTTCAGAACCGAATTTGGATCATCACAACCTTCAAATATTGTCTTACAATCATTCTCAAACACATAGGAAAGACTTTGGAGAACTTTCTTTCTGTGTCTGTATCTTATCTCAGCATCTTCGGTCAACAAGTCTCCAACCCACGCCTTATCATCAACCACAAAGTTTGACACAATAAAGGTAATCAAATCATCTTTATCGGTATACTTGCGAGATAACTTGTAGAAATGGTACTTGTCTTTACGATTCTCAAATGTGGTAACACTAATATTAGACTTACCATTGTATTTGAAAAAATCATATGAATCTTGTGAGAAATGAAGTTTTAGTGATTGATATAGACTAAACGCTTCATATCCTGTCATAATGGTAAACGAGAACCTTTTTCTTTCAACATATTATTGTCCATTGCATTGCCTTCGAGTTTTGATTTTAAGTTGGCATTGACTAAAGTTGCCGCCACTTCAATTTCAAGACCTGTTTGTTTACAATGTTCAACGATTGCTTCGATATAATTATAATCCGTGTTTGCAACTAAAGCTTCGATTGCTTTAGCAAATTTGGCCATTTCGTCTTTTGTTGGCATTATTTCCAGGTGCCTTTCGGACAATTATCATCATAACAGTTATGAGATTTCATTACAGTTCTTGGAAGTCCACAAAGTTCACAACTGATACCTGCACTACCGCCAGGTTGTAGACCCGAAAGAGTGATTGTATCAATCCCACCATCAACGGAGACAGTAGGTTGACCTGCACCATAAGATGAAACATTCACTTCGAAACTACCACCCATATCATGCATAGTAACAGGACCTTTCATTAACTCATTCACAGTCCAGTCCCAAGGTGATGTATTCTTCGGTCTATGCCTATTTGCGACACCGTAATCCATCTCATCATAAAGTTCTTCTGCGGGTTCAAACTTAGGTGTTTCCCATTCGGGTGTGTTCCATTCAGGTGGTTCTTCAAAATCATTTACATAATCTAAATTACCTTCTGGTGGGAAAAATCCACAACCACGAACAAACAATTCAAATTGTTGTAGAACATCTGAAAGTGTATCTGCACTAAATTCAACTGTTGTCTCTGCACTATTACGAGAGATATCGTCTATTTGTTTAAAAATATATTTCATTTTACCACCGATTCATAAAGTGTTTCAAATTGTTCATGCACAGCAACTTCTTCATCAAAGTTCTGTTTGTGATAAACCTTAACCAACTTCGCAACCAATTTCTTAGGTAATTGCATTTGCTTGGATGTCTCTGCAATGCTCTCACGAATGAAATCTTGTTCACCATCGATACGAGTTAACGAATCGGAACAATCTCTAATAATCTTAAATAACTTCTCACGGTCTGGTTGAGAAAGTTGGTTAATAGTCAACTGTTGAACTGCCATAATATAAACTCCTGTTAAAAATTATTTTTTAGCGATTGTCGCTACATTGTGTGATTGTGCCGAAGCAGCAAATGCAATACAAATCAAATCATCACTTTTCGCATATGAACAACGAACTGAAAGTGGGTCAATACCTTTTGCAATAGCAGAATCGATATTACTTGCCATTAATGTTCTATCAGTCACATAGTAATATCCTAATCCAACAACTGATGCCAAAAGAACTAAGGTTAGACAAATAATAAATGTTGCATCTAACTTAAATAGTTGGTCTAAATTTTTTGAGGTCATAAATTCTCCATGCCTTTTCGTTTGTAAAAAATGTGTCTACCTACCGTTGTTGTGTGAATCATGTTAGGCCATCTTGGATTAACATAATCAGCATGGTAGAATAAGGCACCCTTTGATGGGTCTTCCATCTTCTCATAATTAGCATAAACATACACCGCTAAATTTCTAATATCATTATACAACGAATTTGGTCGATTTGTCAAGACCTGTCCTGTCGATATTGCCTTAGGTCTTTCTTCACAGTACCAAGAGAATTGGCAAAAGTTACCAACCTTCTGTTTAACAACTCCACAAATATCGTTTTCAAAACGACCGCTATGAACACGGTTTAAAGTAACAAAAGCAACGGCAATTTTACCTTTTTCTGATTCATGCCCTGCTTCAAAATAAATGTTTTCTGCCAGACACTCAACCTGCTTCTTAGCATCTGCGGTTAAATTATTATAGTATGCCTTATAAGGCAAATTTCTAATTTGGTTTGCCATTGCAAAACTAAATGCTAGAATAGTTACAATGGTCACCAAAGTGATGAAGATGCGAGCTCGCATATTTTCTCCTTAATTAGTTAAGGATTTACGGCCAGCAAAGACCGTAAATCCGATCCCGTATCAGGTGGACTTTTTGATTGTCTTTTCTTGTGTAGAATTAGGGATTTGTTGCGAAACGAAACCGTTTAATGCATTTGCTTTAACGATAATTTCTGATTCGCTTGGGAAGGGAGGGAAACCTGGATGGTCTGGTACTGGTTGGCCATTCAGTTTAGCATATTCACATTGTGATGCATATTGATTGCTAATTGATTCACGCTTTCCGTAGTAGTCATCTGAAAGCATGTCCTTCGCCATTTTTAGTAGTTCAAGGCGTATCTCGAACGGTGTCATATTTGACATATAAAACTCCTTTGTGTGTTATGTGTGTTACTGGCAATAAGTGTGTGTAGCCAGTTACTTATTTATGTTACCAATGTCTTATAACACTGGCAATAATGAAAAAATTCGTTATGATGTATATTAACACAATTAATGTGCGTATTGCGGCAATCTTATCAGATTCACAATCATTCGTGCCCTCTTTTTGACCGAGAGCTTTAGCCCACAACCGCCACATTTTACCAAGCCCAACTAACGCAAGAATACCTTGTGCCTTTTGTTACTGGTTGAACTCCGTGTGGAAATAAAAATACAGAAGGAAATACAACTGCGGTGCCGGTTTTAAATTTAATTTCTTCGTCACCCCACATAATGAATTCACCACCTTCATAATCATCATTTAATACTGCAAGAAAGGTCATTGTGGGAATACCTTTTGCTTGTCCATCAAACAAAGAATGAATATGGTCACAATGTAATGCCATCAATCTATCTTCACTATAACGATTAAAACGAACGGCAGAAAATCCTTGCCAACTATTGAACCAAGTAAATTCTAATTCATTGGTATACTTTCGATATGCGTCCCATATTCTTTGCATTACATATGGTTGTGTGGATATATTACCACCTTCGAAAGAAACATCCAATTCACGATTGCCACTTTGAGTTGCATATGAACCATCAGCAGCATTATAGAATGTATGTTGTTGCCAATTTACATTGTTCATTTCACTTATGGTTTGTTTACACTTATCGGCATCAAACCAATTGTCGTAAACTTTAACATAAGAGCGTAAATCTTTTTCCATAATCAATCCCACAGCCCTTCATAATATTTACCAAACAAACGGAATCCATTTTTCATTCGGTCGTGAATGATTTGCATACCATCGTAATCACATTCGTAGGTGTCTTTAGGACCTTTTGCCATTTGCATAAACTTGTGTTCACCTTTTGGTACTTCGTTGCCGTCTTTGTCAACAGGCACCCACAAAATGTCATGTTCACCTGAACGATATGCATCTTGCCAAGAATCATCAACCTTGTGTTCAAATGCAAAAATCATTTCATCAAGAACATAATCCCAACGCTTAAAATGATTCTCATCGGTGTCCCACTCATTTTCTTTTGGTGGTGCCGATGTGGATTTTAATTCTTCTGGTACATCTTCATCGTCAACAAAAGGAGAACCATGTTTGGTTTCTTTTAATTGTTTCAACATTGGCAAAATGATATATGACAATGTATGATCCATTGACCAAGTATCCCATCGGTCAATTTTTACATAATCTATTTTGCGGTCAACTTTACTCCAAACCCATTGAATTGCTTTACTGATAGGCAGAAGGCGGTCAGACCATTTCTCAACCCATTCAGGTGGTTCAACTTATTTGTATTTACCTTCGAGTTCATCTAAGGCAGATTGGAGACTTTTATTACGACTACACTTAGACCAATCTGTCCAAAAGAACATATAATCTAAAAATGTATATGGACTAATCCAATGGTCTTTATAATTACTAATGTAAACTTTCACTCAATGCTCTCTCTGTAAGATTTAAACTTATCATCATTACGAATATCTGAAATTCTTTTGCGACCTGCGGAATTACCTAACCATCTAAGTTGGGTTTTTTAGTTTTAACATCTGCTCTGATGTGTTGTCCACTCTGTTACTTATTGCCCTGTCGAAACCTGGTCACCCCCATCAAAAGTATATTGCCACTTGCGTGTTTGCTACCGATAACTCGGTTCGTCAATATACTTTTGGTGGAGGTGGGCGGAATCGAACCGCCGTCCAGAACACTTTTCTCTTTGCTTCATACAACAATTCAATAAAGAATTATATCAGAATTTATTTAGTGTGTCAAGTGGTATTTACCAATGTACCGATTTGTCATAGTGAGGTAATCTTGTTTTTTCTCAATAAAAATTTGAGGTAAAGTCTCACCTTCAACGGCAATTGCAATCACAAGTTGTTCAATCGGCATGCCTGTTCTTTCTTCAAACATTTCGGAATAGGCAGTCGCTTGCATGAAGTAATTTTCAATGTGATTTTTATCCTTCAATCGAGAGGATGTTTTCCAATCGATAATGGATAAAACACCATCCCACATACCAATGCAATCACAACGACCTGCAATCTTCAATCTATCTGAGAATAGTGGTTGTTCGATACCATAAATGTCACCAATATGAGTGTCCAAATAAGGTCTGATATTGACAAACATTTCTTTAATGTCTGGCATCATCGTTTGCATTTGAAGTGGTGACATTTCATTTAACAAATACTTCTCAACCGTATTGTGTAATTTGGTACCACGACCAGATGCCTTACGAGAGATTTTATTTGCTTCTTCTTCACCAACTCTTTGGCGCCACTCCATAATAGCCTTCTTATTGTAAGAGGACAATACAGTAGTGATGGAAGGGTAGAATTTACCTTCAGGTGTTTTGTATTTTCTACCAGATTCGGTAGTTTCGGATTCTAAATCAAAATTTAATGATTCAAGTTTAACATGATTAAAAGGCATTATTTTGTCATTCGTTTAGTGATTCTGTCCACATGTTTTTTAACCACTTGAGCAGTTCTTGCCTCTTTAATGGATTTTCTGTGATGCCTTTCTCCAACTGGACTTGTTGGATACTTTTCTCCGACCTTTTGTAAGACCTCTTTAAACCCGCCTAGTTTTCTGTCACTATCACGAGCAGAATTAACACCAGACACAATCGCTGGTGCAGTTAATACGGGTTGAATATGAGGATTTTCTTTTAAGAATTCTTCACGCTCTGAAATTTTCATAAACGATTCAAATTCTTCACCTGTTTCAGTATCAATAAAATTATATGTTGGCATTATTACTCATCGTGTTGGCGAACCACAAAGGAACTTGTCTCTTTGTCCATTTCGCAAAATGGTTTTTCTTTTCAATATAATATTTATGATATGATGCCAGAGAATCACCGGCAATCTTACATTCATCAGGCATCGCAGGCGTAGGTTCTGTAAAAGGTTTTTCTTGTAGGTTGTGGGGTATCTCTGCAAGAGCACCAATTAACCTAGCACATGCATGAGTTTTACCATAACGATAAGTATATTCTTGCAAGAGACACGCCCACATCTGCATCAGCCAAACATAGTTTTGTTTTGACTGCCTAACCCATACAGCAGAAGGATGATTGACATGTGAAGCTTTCATTAACTGTGCTTCACGGTCATCCTTCAATCGCCATCTTTTAATTCTTCGACCATTTGCGGTCAAATCAATATATTCTTCACCATCAAGGACACGGTGTGCGGTTGACATAAGTTGAGCATATTCGATAATCATCTTAACCACATGTTTATCTAGGTGCATTTCTGCACACTTTTTTGGATGTTGGTCAAGATAGAATATGTTCATGGCAATTCCTTATCGGTCATTTGCTTTTTCTTTTTCATGCCACCTTTGTGTTTGTTTTTAACCTTTTCATCGAATTCATCAAAATCTTCATTGCGAACAGTTTCCCAAAGCGCATCAAAATCATTTCGCAATTCATTATGAATGTCATTTAATGAACCTTCAACATACCACAAGGCATTACGAACATCTTCTGCACTACTTTCTTCTGCACCAGATGCCATCACACTAAACAAAGACCGCATTGTTTCAAGGCGGATAATTTGTGTTTCAATTCTATTAAGTTCTGACCAATATTTCATCACCAATCTCCGTTATCAATCCAAATTCTAATCGTTAAAAACAAGAACGAAAAACTATAAGTGTGTTCTGCTGAACCCCACTCTGCATTACTTTCTTTTCTAATCCACGGCAATACTTTCCAATGTAAAGGGTTCAATTGAAAAATAATACTTGCACCACTATATCGTAAATAATCCATCATCTTAACACCCACCTTGCAACAGTTACATCACCTTTTTTAAATACATCACCGGGTTTTCGTCTTTGGCAATTTGTTTGCATTTTTGATTCTGTTTGTTTCAAAGCTTTTCGAACCGTTTCTTGCTTATCCAAGCACATTTCTTCACTTTGAAATTTCTCATATATTGTGAAATTGTTTGCAGATGCTAACCAAATAACTAGAACCCATTCCATGATTTACTCTTTATCAAAAATATTTGACCATTTGATTAACTTGTGTCGTTTAGTACCTGATGCATTGAGTAATTCATTTCGGTCAATCATACCAGATTCAACCATCAATTCAATCATGCAATGCAAGTCACCAACTTCTTCGGTTAATCGCTGTTTGTTATCCCTATCTTCGTTTGGATGTTTCGCATCCATACCAAATCGAAATATCTTACTGATAGCTTGTGTAACTTCTGCACATTCTTCCTGTGCAATCAGTAAAATTTCATTTTGTTTTTTGTTCAACTTTTAACATCCTATGAATATGTTCATCTATCAACCTTGTTCGAATCATATCTGTAATGGACAAATGCGGCCATTCTAATATAAAAGGACAACGGTCTTTCCATCTATGATTATCTAAGAAATATTTGAATTCAGATATATCTTCATTTTTAGATGGATCAAAATGTCGTTTTTGCCACACATGATGACTTAAACGAAACCTTTGTTGCTTCAATCGTTCATGTATTTCGTTCATTTTTTTCACTAGAGATAAGGGGCACGCTGGCTGTCTCCCGACAGTCGCTGTTGTTTAAGAATGAGCGGACTCTGCATCTATGAGACTGACTGCACGATCCATTTTGAAGGTTCGAAAACCCGGCATCTGACTGACTGCTCGCCATAGAATCTCGCAACTCCCCCACTTAACTGGTTGATTAAGCAGCTGCTTGTGTTGGAGTAATTTCTGTTACAACCAATTCATCATCGGTAGTATCAATCACTTCATCAGCAACAGGTTCTGCTTTCAAATCTTTTAACTTCGCAACAGGTGCGGTCTTAGTTTTAGCCTTGACAATCTTTGTTGATTGACCAGGTTTGAAACCAGACTTACTAACACCATTGCGGTCTAGGTACTTCTTCACTTCATCAACATTCATTAGTTGATACGCCGTAATTTTACGACCGTCTTTGATTGCCTTAACGACAGCATTGGCATTTGTTTTCATCAACCAAATGTAGGTTGACAAACGATACATGTGAATTTCTTTGCCAAGAGTGGCATCGATTTCATCAACAGTAACGGCTTTGCCAGATGCCATAATCAACATCAATTTTTGAAACGGTGCAAGTTTATCAGATTTACCACGAGCCATAATATAAAACTCCTTTTATCAATTTAGAAATAACAGTATAACATAGAACGGAACAATTGTCAAGTGCCATACAGTATTATTACCGAGTATAGACTGTGAATGTTACCGCATCTTCCTTCAGGCAACCAGATTGGCGGGTTGTTGCCGACCTGCCGTATTTCGCTGGACGAGGTCCACGAAACTTGAATCGCACAGGTTGCCCTACTACATTGCGAATCAATTTCCTAGTTTTTTCGGAGTATTTGGATATTGGAATATCTTTATACAACGAGGTAAACCAAGGAGGAGACCTAAAATCTTTTAGTGTATATGTTTGCGTTACACTCATGCCAATTCCTCATCACAACAGAATTCTTTAAAATTCTCCCAAGTACCAGAGAAAATCACTTCGGTCGGATTCTTCACAACCACTTTATCTTCATAAACATGGTATTCATAATCTTGCCAACAATCAGTATCAGTCACGGCATGAATATAGAACCCACCAACACTATTTTTAAAATTCGCAATCATTTGAGCGGCAAGACAACCCATACCATTGAATTGTTTAGCATCTTTATCAGAGTAACCGTTTACCATTTCACCAGAACCTAAAAACTCTGCGAGTTCTGCACCGTGACCTGACGGATAACCATCAAATTGGCGATACATGTTAATGATTTGTTTATCGCCATCATACACAAAAGTTAAACTACGAGTTCCCATTTTTTCTTTCTCCAAAAGTTTTCATCCATTCCATAACCACATCTTTTGCTTCGTAACGGGACAAACCAAAAGCGGATTGAAGATACGCACCTGAACCAAACATATTCACTTGACCACTTTCACGCAGGTCATCCAAATATTGGAACATCGTTTCTTTTTCAGTAACTACCATTTTAACCCCAATCTTTTCTATCATAAGTTTCATTATAACCTGCCATGTAAGCGGCAACTTCTTCGGCACTCATATCAACTTCCTCAATTTTTGTGGAACTGTATGTGTCACCAGTAAAATAATGCGGGTCAGCAGGTCGATGATAATAAGCATCGGCAGAACCACGGTCATAAGCACCACCATGTCGAGTAAAAACTTCACGGCGACCATATTCACTTTTTTGATTTTCATAAACTATTTGCATATTAAGCAGCTTTCAACATAAAAGTAGGATACTTTACAAAACCAGAGGTATCTTTTTTCGCTTTACCTTTGGCATACAAACCGACAACAACACCTTTTGGATCTAAAAATCTCAAATCAGAATCATCACCATTAAACACAGCACGACCCAAATAGGTTTCTGGCATTGGTTCAGTTTTCTTTAAACCAAACACAGTAGCAATATTGTAACCTTCTGAAATAGCACGATAAACATCGGCATCATTACCATCAGCGGCAGAAAATGTCAAATTGTAATTGGCAATTCCTTTGTGGTTTCGCCTTTTTTAAACATACCGCCACGACCAGCAGTATTCAAACAAGCAGATTTGCAACCAGCGGTTGCTTTTGGACAAGTATTGTAACCAGACAAGTCAGCAGGTGCGAGGTGTAAAATGTAGGTATTGTAACCTGACTTTAGACCTTTTAAAATCTTAGGGTTTCCAGTAGATAGTAAATTCATAATATAGTCGCCTTTTTCATCATCATAGGAGTATTATATCAGCAAAGTGCCGAATTGTCAACCAGCCTAGGCATGGTTTGTTGCAGGAAAACAACACTTGCTAACCTATTGATTTTTAACACTTTTTTCTTATGTATTCCAAGACTTCCCGAGCGTCTCGGAGGTCTGATTTTGCAACAGCTTCGTCAATCATGTCCAATTGTATGGTATGTAAATCATTCAGGAAACCTGTCAAATTCACTTTAGCGCCATACTTGTAATCCTTGACAACATAACGATACCTTGAACTATAATCAATTTTCTTTTCCATATTATCTCCGCATATTTGCTTGGTCGATTGCTTCTTGGTCTGTAAAAATTGGCACAGCATTGGATTTGTGTAAAGTGCCAATACCTTTCATTGCGGTGCCCGTATAGACTTTACCATGAATTGGTTTTGTGCAGGTACCTTGCATTGTCTCTAAACTTGGATAATGCGGTGTTTCACGCACAAATGGTTTTGGTGGAGAAAATGCTTTTTTATCACTTCGAGGAGCAATTGGTTTTGTCTCATATTTTTTGAGCAATTGTTCCCACGAATCACGAAGCTCACGCTGCTTAGCGGTCGCTCGCTTTTTCTTTTTAGATTTTTGATGGGTATAAATTATCATTCTTTAATATTTGAAGTGGCGATAAACATCATTACCAATCCTATCACAGCAAAAAATACTTGTGTGGCAAGAATACTGAAGGAAGAATCGGTAGAAGTTTCCATACCGCCAACAGAACCAAACACTAAAAGAAAACCAACAAAACCAATTATAACATTAATCATACCGACTCCGTTTCACTTTCAACAATTTGCGAATCAAACAAGGCAAAACCAATCTGGTCTGCCAACTTTTCACCGTTGGGAAACTTCGCCAACAATACCGCAACTTTATTCAAGTCCTCATCGGACATATTAATCAAATTATTGACCACAGAGGTCACCACAAAAGCATCAATTTTTTTCATTACGCACCCACAATCATATTATAAAAACGGCGACCTTGTTCCTTGCTTTGCAAGATATCACAAAAATCGTCATACAAACCATCCATTGAAAACAGTCCGTCACGGACATGGTTCTTGCGGATGGACGCTTCTAGTTTTTGCATAGTATCGTCATTTTGGAAATAACGCTTGAGAATAAACATAGAATCGGAGACAAAATCATTAATATCAAACATAATCAAACCTTTTCAGTATCCATAATTTCGCACAAAATAAACTTAGCAATATTCAATTGCTTGCGAACATGGTCTTTGGTGAAATAATCACGCTCTAGCATTTCCTGAGAATCAGATAAAATACCCATCACAACCATTTCCAAACCAGATAATTTTGCGGTTATGGAACTCATATATTGCTCACGAATATCTGCTTCGGTCATGCCGTAACAATTCTTTTCAAAATCAGTCATAATTTGTCCTTTTTTCAATCTATGGAATAATTATATTAGCAATCTGCCTAATTGTCAAGACAGCGCCAAGGCATTGTTGTTTTTAGGCAACATAGTAGGAAAGTGTTGTTTTTTAGCAACAGCGTCAATATGTTTGCATTTCCCACGAAAATTATAACCAGTGCAGGTGCAGGAATATGCGTAATCCGACAATTCCACGGTATATTGTTTTTCTTTGGATTTTACTAAAAAGACACGGACACCGATTTGTGGTTTTTCCGTTTTTAGTAGTTTTGCCAAACCAGAATGATTTGACCGAACAAAGGTTCTATACCGTTTGTCCAATTTGATATTTCCAGATTTTGATATCATTATCGTATCACCACCATTTACTGCATGGGCGATAATCTTGCCTTTATTGTCAAGCAAGTAAGTATGGTTTGCCTGGAAATCGCAATTCCATACCGTAGTTTCTTTAAGAATTTCACTCATACGGCAATCCTAACATAGCCTGAGCGAATTGTCAACCAGCTGTGTTGCTAAAAAACAACACTTGTCAAAATGTTAACCTTTTAACAATTGCTGAGGATCTTCCCGTAATTCTTCTTCAAAATCTTGAAGCTTCAATTTCATTAGCGCATCTTCAAGGTCTTTTTTATCACCTTGTGCTTTTGAAATTTGAATTTCTAAATCACGGATTTTGTCTTGTAGCATTTTTCTAATTGACATAATCTTCTTTCTCTTGTCTCAACAATCGATAAATGGTCTTATCTTGTTGACGCTTCTTTTGTTGTTTAATCGTTTCATTATCTTCATGCCTCTTAAACTTTGTTTTCATTGGCTTGTAGATTTTCTTACCCAATAACATTTTACCTCACCGCATTAAAAAATATGGTCTGCTATGCCAAGTTCTATTACTTCATCCACAGTCAACCACACATCACTTGGCGGTAGAAGTTTGGTCTTAATTACTCTAGTGGATAAATCGGTACATTCTTTGATTAATTCAACCATGCGATTATTCATATTTTCGTTTTCACGCAATGACGCTTTAAGGTCGTGATACTTACCTTCAGTATTCTCTGAAAACTGATGGCATAGAATACTTGTGTTCTTAGCGATATATCTTTCACCTTTTGTTCCTGCCACA